CCCGGACTTGCCACCGCCTGATCCACCAGCTGCAGGCGCAGTAGCAGCCTTGACCTTCGCCTTGCCTTTCTTCGGCATCCAGCCTTGTGTCAACTAGGACACCCAGGTCGAATGTCGGCAGACTTGCCGAATTGTCGTGGACTCCGCTCGGCCAAACGGGACTGTTCATCCCCCACACCTAATCGGCCGCCCGTGCAGTCTCTAGACCATGTCCGCTTCCGCTGCGTCTCCTAATGCGCTACTCTAGCACAGGCACCCGTTTTCCCTGCCCGGCCCTCGGCCTACAGGTAATCACGCTTACGCCTCATGTTTCGAGCGCCACCAGGTCACACGCAGTGCGGTTGGTACGGTTCGCTTCGGGCTTGCGCCACCGTTTTGGGCGGTTAAGTGGGGGACCCACTGAGTCGGGGGGACGGCCGTCGCCAACTTCACCCCTCACGGGGCCCGACACCCTCGGCCCGACCTCAACAGAGGCCGGGCCAAAGCTTGCAGCCGTGGAGATACGCCGAACAAATTCGATCCCCAACATCAACCCACTTTCCAGCGGGTCCGGCCATGCACTTAAGGTCCTGCTCAATGGCCACCTGCTCCACAGGAGTAATCCCGTAGGCGGCCCAGAAACTAGCCCGGCACACGGCTGTTGGCTCCGTGTAACACATGGCGCGCTCACCCATCAACGCCGCATGATGTGCAAACCCGTCCTCAAGCAACGGGTGCCTCAAAGGAGAAGCCCCCGCGCCAAACCGTCGGTATGCATCGTACAGCGCCCCGAAGATGGGCACAGCGCCGGCCAGAGCGGTGCCACCCGCAGCTACCGCCGCACACCACGCCCGCAACTCGTTCTCGTCCTTCACAGGGGCAAGACATACGAAATCCTTTGCGAACGCGGATATGGCGGTGCGGGTCATGCACCACTCCCCAGCCGTAATTTCCACAGGCGAGGTATTGCAAAACACAATCCTCTCGAACTGATCCACAGGCCCCGCGACATCCATCACAAAGCCCATAGCGGCATACCAGTCCCTCACGCCATCCATAAGACGGCGAGCGTGGCGACGCTCACATATCACGACCACATCATCACCATCACTCAAAAACCTGATGGGGATGCGTAGAGCACGCGCATACGACCATATCATCGAGGATGATACGAGCGTATTGCCGAGCGCAGTGTTCCAATCACCTGACGCACGCTTACCACCGATCACCTGGAATCTGATCTTCCCATCTTCACACCTTCCAGTGCCTCTGAATCGATACTGCGCCTGTAAGGCCTTACGAAGCGGCAGAGAATGTGATTTACTTACAGCGCTGTAGTAAACCGCATGCTCAAACCGCAATGCCTGCTCGCCATGATGCGACTCATACCGGTGAGCGTCCATTTTAATACACACAGGGTCATTAAAATGTCGCCAGTGGTCGCGTAGAACCTTGGCCCTCTCCCAAAAGTTTAGGCCTTTCGCCACGCAAGTATAGCCAGCTGCCTGGTCCACCGCCCGATAAATTGGCTTCTCGAGCGGTTTCAAATACCTCCCCACCTCCACAGTGTACCTCGGGCCACGAGGATAGATCGCACGAGGCACCACGTCTACCTTCCAGCCGTCGTCACGGCCGAATGGTGTGGCGAAGCACTCTTTCTGTTTCTTCACAAACGCATCGACGTTACAATCACTGGCGTCGAGGGCCCTCGCTTCCAGGCTTTCGGCGGCGGCCAGATACCGCCCAAAGCGGCGATCACCGCGGTACGCCTCAGCAAACTGCCGAGGCGCCCACGGGATGACCGGACTAAGGGATGACTGTATCCGCCGCCGAAACGTGCGAAGACGGCCCTGGAACAGGGCCGGAGATCGAGGCCCGCGAATCTCGCGATACTGGCCATCGACCTTCTCCAGATAATAGCGCTCCACCACCGCGCGGTACAAGTTCTCCACCGTGGGGGCAAAGAAGCCCACGGCCAGCGACGGCCCCCCAAAGAGCCTAGTCGCCGGTCGTGGCTTTGAGAGCCCTCCCCTCCTCACCACCTGCACATTGGGATGCCCATACTCACATGGTTTAGTCTGCATCCCAAGTAGTTTGGATGGGGGGCTCTAAGCGAACCCGTAGTCCGACGCCGGGATCAAGGCGTCGAGGCGCCCACGGGATGACCGGACTAAGGGATGACTGTATCCGCCGCCGAAACGTGCGAAGACGGCCCTGGAAC